GCCGTCAAAGCCGAGGACAATCTCGTCCTCCTTGTTCAGCGCGATCTGGTCATCCTTGCAGGCGTCCCACGTGCCAGTCGGCAAGAATGCGGTCGCACTGCTCACCCACTGATTTAGACGCTTCGTCCTGAACTCTGCCTCTGGCGTGCGCTTCTTGGCTGAGAGCAGGTCGTCAAGCGACAGGATCGCAGGCTCGCTGAGCAGCCCAGGGTTAGCCTCGCTCCACTTTGTCTCGTCAAGGTAGGCGTCATCAGCGGCTTCCCACCACGCCATCCCAAGCGTTGGGTCGTCGTTCTCTCCAGAGATGCGCCGCCGCGCCAACTGGTAGAGCGTGTAGGCGATGGAGTCCGAGCCGGTGGAGTCGGTGCGCGGTCCTGCGGTCGTGATCGCCACGAACAGCGGCGAGCGGCGTGCGCCCATTGAGAGCGACAGCACGTCAAAGAGTTCACGAGACGGCCACGCTGCCAACTCGTCGGCGATGACCAGCGAGGCGCTCAAGCCCTCCTTCGTGAATGCCTCCGAAGACAACGCCTTGTAGATCGTTCCAGTTCCCTTGAACTCCATTGCGTCGCGGTAGACCTTGATCTGGGCGCCCAGTTCTGGACTCATCTCAACGGCTCGGCGTGCGTGGCTCATCACGAGCTTCGCCTGATCGCGGTCGGCAGCAGCCGAGTAGATTTCGCCGCCTCGGTCGCCGTAGAGTCCGAAGAAGAGCGGGAGTGTAGAGGCGAGCGCGGTCTTGCCGTTCTTGCGCGCGATGCCAGTCAGGAAGAAGCGGTGCGTGAAGGTCTCGTCTTCCTTGCGAGCAAGCATCCTGCGAAGCAGGCGTCGCTGCCAGACCCTGAACTGGAGCGGTTCGCCGGAGGCGCCAGCGATGGAGTCTTTAGCGATGGGTACGAGGTCCTCGGCAAAATCGGCAACGATGTCGCCCAGGCTGCGGCTGAGGTCAGCCGAAGCGACAGGGGTCAGCCAGCGCGGTGGCCACCCTTCTGTTGCATCCGATCGCGGTACTTGTCGATCTTGCTTTGACTCTCCACCATTGCGATCCCTAGCTTGGCTCGGTCGGCTGGAGTCAGTCCGAGGTGATTCATCCACTTGCGAATACTCTCCTCTGCGCTTGTCCTCATCCCCGCCGCTGGGTGAGCGTAAGCATAGCCCTTGTCCGTGTAGAGGACTGGACCATCGGTTGAGAGCCGAGCCTCCAGACCTGCGAGGAACTCAATGTCCTTGACCAGCATCGTCAGCGCGTCTCGGTCAGAGACGGCGATCCACGAGCCTGCGTATTCCACGATGCGGTGCCAAGCCTCGGTTGCGATCGGTCCCAAACCGTCTGGCACGCCCAGTTCGGACGCACGAGGCAGGCTATTTGCGAGCTGCACAACGACGGCCCGACTCGGCTTCAACGTGCCGCGCTTGGCTTTGATTTCATTTGGAATGCGTGCTGGTCCTGACATAAGCCCCCCTAGCCTAACCTGGCTGCGCCTGCGCAGCACTCGGCGCTGGATACCGTGCGCCGCACGCTCAATAGAATCTTGACCGCCCCTCCCATTAGGACAGGCGTTCTACTTGTTCTTGGATGCGCGGCGCTGTGCGCGGTTCGGCTGGTCAGCCGATCGGCGCTTGCGCGCTGTCATCAGCTCGATGAGCGGCTTCCAGTCAGAGGCGTAGACCTTCACCTGGTCGTAGCGTTCCATCGCAGCGGATACCGCCCCCCTGTCTACCCGCCCCCCCTTCGTCTCTTCGTAAACTTCCTGCAGCGCAGTGACGATGGCAGGCACGTTTGGGATGGCGAAGAACGATGTCTGGAACTCATCCCACACGCGCTGAACTGGGACTGCCTTGCAGTGCGGCCCGATCAACTCAGGCTGCGCGCTGAAGTCAGAGACGATCACTGGGGTGCCGCAGGCTTGGCTCTCCACTGCAGGGATGCCAAAGCCTTCGCCCATTGAGGTGAGCAGCTGCACGTCGGCAGCCGAATACATCTGCGCGATGGCGTCCTGCGGGATGCCGTTGCGGAAGTGGACTGGGTGCGGATAGCGCACGCGCTGCTGGTCAATGCCAAGCGACCCGACCAAGCGCGGGATGTTCACCCCTTCGCTGTGTCCGTTCGGCTCCGTATGGATCATCCAATAGACGTCAGGTCGGTCGCGCATAAAGGTCGCCATTGCGTCAGCCATCTCACCGAACGCCTTGCGGACTGGGATGCGTCCACGGTTGGCTGCGTTCGTCACGACGAGGAAGGCGTCCTCTGGAATGCCCATTGCGGTGCGCGCGCCCTTGCCTCGGTCATAGAAGACAGCGCGGTCAATGGCGTGCGGGATGTAGGTCAGTTGCTCTCTTGGGATGCCAGCCTTCAGGAGTCTGTCCTCACCGAAGCGACTCATTGCGATGACGTGGTGCTTGCCTTCCAGTGCGAACTTGGCAACGCCAGGTGGCACTGGGTCGTGGTCAATGGGTGTCCAGCAGGCGAGGTTCAGTTCCTTGAATGCCTCAACGCCGTTCAGCGGCCAGAGGTCAAAGAGAATCACGCCGAAGCCTGGCTGATCGCCAACCCACGCCTTGATGTTCTCAGGAGCTGCGTCAAGCGAATAGCGGATCAGACCTTCAGGGAAGATCGGATGACCGTGTGAGCAGTTCATCATCACGGCGGCGCCGTGGTTCGCGCTGATTGCGACCTCGTGTCCGTCCTGAATCATCTGGTGAACGACCTGCGCGGTCTGCATCCCATAGCCCGAAGGGATGTGACAGGCGTTGGAATACCAAGCGATGCGGCTCATTGTCCTCTCCTCTGCTCCTACTTGTGCTTGGTCGCACGACCGTGGCACGTTCTGCATAGTACCCGAAGCCTGTGCTCTGGCGCTAGTAGCGGACCGCCCTTGCTGAGTGGGTCAAGGTGGTCCACGGTCAGGTCGCTGGTCTTGCCGCAGACTTCACACCACGGACGCTTGCTCCTGATCTGGCTGCTCAGTTTCTTCCACGCTGGGTCAAGGTATGGGTTGGGTCTGCCTTCCTTCCACCGGCTCTGTGCCGCAGCTCGATGCGTCTGGCATCGGTTGCCGACCATCGTCAGCACGCCGCAGTCAAGGCAGGGTCGCTGGAAGGTCACGCCTTCGGGAACTCTGGGAGTGGCAGCCCAGGCGCAATGACCTTCGCCAAGTGGTCCACCACGCGCTCGGTTGCATCCTCGTAGAGCGGGTCATAGATAGCCCACGCAATCTTGCCGAACGCTTCCTCCATCGCCTCAACGGTCTGATCGAGTCTGGCTGTCACGACGTGCAGCATCTCGTGCGTCAACACCTCGCGCTGAAGTTCTGGCGTCTGCTTCCAGAAGTCGTGGCTTACGCGCAGTTCGGCAGTCTCAGCCTGTGCGTGAGGGTTGATGTCGGCCCACGCCTCAACGTCTGAGGCATCACGAGCCACGGTGATCTTCCAGTAGGTGACGTTCATTGCAACCTGCAACTCAGCAACGTACGCATCTAGCGCGTCGTACTTGTCTGGCGTCGGTTGCTTGGCTGCCACGTGTCCTCCAGTCCTCAAGTTGGTCGCCTGCCGATGGGAGGACTCCACCGGCAGGCTTGAGCCGCGCAAGCGCGGCGTCCGCCTATCTTACGGCTTGCGCCACACGGTGACGTAGGACTCCAGCAGTGGCCGCACGCCGAGGCTCAGGAGCCAGTCACGAACGAAGCGGTGCTTGCCGTGCGTCTCGCTCTTGCAGTCATCCACAGCAATGATGCAGCCAGAAGGGAGCCGTGGGTAGATGCTCGTCAGTTCGGCAAGATGATGCGTCGGCGACTCAATGCCGTCGGTCAGGTCAAAGGAGTCCAGGTAGAGGAAGTCCAGCTGCTCAGGGTGCGGGATCATCCGCAGCCCTTGCACGGAGTCAATGCACCGCACGTCCACGAGCGGCGCCACGCTCTTGGCATAGGCGACCGCTTTCGGGTTGATGTCAAACGAGATGGCACTGCCGCCGGTGCGCTGGATGATCCAGTTCCAGACCTGCGTGCTTTGCCCATCGCCGCTCCAGTTGTTCTCTTCACGAGCGCAGCCAGTCTCTGCAATGTGAACAGGACCCTGCTTGGCGAGCAAGTAGTAGGCGATAATCTTGAAGCCAGCCCAGCGGTGGTTCTCGCCCACCTTGCTCTTGAACGCTCGGTCAAACTCGGCGAGGCTCATTCGCTGATCTTGTAAGAGTTGGTGCGGCACGTCACGCGGAACACCATTCCGTTCACCTCTTTGATCTGCGCGTCAATGGCGCCGATCAGACCACACGCCTTGCAGACCGCCACGACGTCATCAGCCATTGCCTTCACGTCAAAGTTGTTCGGGTGCTTGGCGCGCGCCTCCTGCTCGTCCAGTCCGTCCTCGACCATTGCGATCTGTCCGTAGGTGATGTTGTTGCGCTCCCAGCCGAGGACGTGTCCGAGTAGGTCTTGGCTCAGGATGCTGCTGCTCCGCATTGCTTGGTCAATCCACGTCAACCTGCCCTCGACTGTCTTCTCGCGGCTGATCGCCGGTCGCGGCGCCTTCTTGGTCTCCTGCACGGCGCGCACGCGATAGAGGTCCACGGTGCGCCAGCCGTCCTCTGCCACCTCACCGAACAGGTTGATGAACCGCTGCTCAACGTCCTCTGGGACGCGGCGCTCTTCCGCGACGTAGGCGTAGGCGCTGCGCCGGCTGATCTTCAGCGCCTCGGCAAGTGCCTCGATGCGGCCGCGCGTGGATTTATGCGGGAAGGCGTGCTTGGCGACAATCCTCATCCAGTCACCACGAATGCTGCGGACTGTGAACACTTGCCCTCCCTCTCCTGCTACGGCAGGACTGTGACTCTAACCCTTTGCACTCCACTATTCAAGTCCACGCCGAGCGCGGTGAACGCGGCAGGGCTGAGGTCCACCAGCTTCTCGTTGTTCTTCTGTCCTCGGCATTGGCACCAGTCCACCACCCACGCCACGATTGCCTTTCCGTTCTTCAGATTCTCCACGATGATGCGGTACGGCTTCTTGCCCCAACGGAAGTCCTTGATTTTGCGAAGGGCTGGACCCGCAGCTGCGTAGAAGAGCGTCGGCTTGTCGCCTCGCGTGTACCAGGCGTTGTTCTTGGTCGCGTCAAACCACGTTGCCTTGCCCTTGACGGACAGGACGAGCGACCTAGCGACAGGCGCTGGCTCTGGCTTGAACGAATCCCGCAGCGGTGCGTCAGGCGCGCTTGGGAAGGCGAAGATGATCGCAGTGGTGATCAGCATCGTGAGCGCCGAGAGCCAGACGCTCCGACTCGTGATCACTCAGGCGGCTCCGCTGCTACGAACCAATCGCAGAAGTCGTCAAGGTCAAGGATGATCACGGCGCGACGACGGCCGCCGCCAACGCCTGGACTGTCACCGATCACCAAGCCGCGCAGCTGGTCGCTCTTGACCGGCACAGTCTGCAACCAATCCCACTGGCGCTCGCTGAAGCTTCCGCCCACCTTGCACTGCACGGCGAGCCAATCGTTCGCAACGTCTTGCTTGCCGCCGAACTGTCCGACGCGCTGACCGAGTAGGCGCTTGGCAACCTCGCGCTCGAATGCGTTCCCACGAGCGCGGCTGTTCTTACCCTTGCGGCTCTTGGCTGGGTCAATCATCTTCTTGGTGGCTTCGTCCTTGAAGTAGCCCATCAGATGAGCCTCGCCAAGACTGCAGAGCCGCCGTCGCTCAGCGTGAAGCGTGCGACGTCAATCTCCATCACGCCGTGCTTGATCAGGTCGGCGTTGGTCTTGCGGTTGCCGATGCCTTCGTACAGAAAGAACCAGCCGTCAGGCGCAATGGCATCGGCGTAGCGGATGGAGAGGTTGCACCAAGCGCGACCAGAGAAACCAGGCTCCTCGCACCACGCATCAGGACCCTCCTGCACGGCGATCACGTTGTCGTCGAGGAACGGAGTCTTCCGCTCGATGCGGGTCACTTCACGCAGCTCCTGTGATACCAAGCGAAGCGAGTGTTGCGCTTGTTGGCGACGAAGGTGATCACCTTGACCCGCCACGACTCCTTGAGCGTGTTCAGGTCGCCACTGCACGCGCCGCAGCTCGTCGCTGCGAACACAGGCTCCTTGCGAGGTCCACCTCGCTGCGCTTTTACTGCTGCCATAGCACGCTCCTTACGATCCAGATGATCGTGGCGAACGCCAAGATGATGAAGATGGTACCCGCTGCCGCACCGCCACGCTTAGCCGCTACAGGCAGCGACAGACTGACAATGATCACGAAGAAGAGTTGCAGCCCAGCGATGACCAGACCAACCGTATCCCACACGTCAGTGACCGATGTTGCTCAGGCTGCGAACGAGTTTCTCTACTGCCTTCTCAACCGCCTCCTGGACCGTCGCGCCGGTGAACGTGATCTCGCCGTCCTCATCGTCAAGGATGACGTGCCATTGGTCGCCGTCCTTGACGGCCTCGGCGAATCGGTAGCCAGCCTGTGCTGCAAGAATCTCCAGCTCCTTGAACATTAGACCTCCTCCATCTTGTCGGTGATGACGCGATAGGCGTCCTCAGGCGACAGGCTTGTCGTGTCCACCGTAAGGTCTGCCCTGCTGTCTGTCCAGCCCCTTTCCGTGATGTCAGCGGCTCCGTACAGGTTGCCGCCCACCCTCTCGCGCCTGACCTCCTCCGAGGCTGTCAGCCGAACGATGAAGATGTCGGGGTCAATGGCTCGCAGGTACTGCACCTCGGCATCTAGGCGCACGTCATCCACGACCACGCCAAAGCCGATCCGCTTCAGCTCGAAGTAGTCCTTGCGCCAGACCCTGAGCCAGAAGTGCGTGTCCACGCCTCGCATTGCCGCACCAATGTCTTGCAGCAGTTCCCTGCCGGTCAGGGTGCTGTCGCCGAAGTTGCGGCTCACGGTCAGGACCTCGCTCTTGCCGAGGTCGTTGTACGCCATCGCCGCAATGTGCTTGATGGCGTCCGCGATGCCGTGCCGACGGTACTCACGATGCTCCACGAAGAGCGACGCGATGGTGGACTTGCCGCTCCCCTGCGGCCCAAGAATCGCCAGCGACCTCACGTCAAGATCACAGCATCTGCGACCGCGAGGAACCCGATCACCTTTGGCACGAGTTCAGTGCGCTCGAATGCAGTCGTCGCAGGAAGTTCCTTGACCTCCCAGTGCGGCTCACGCACGCGATACAGGTCCCAAGCGTAGATGCCTTGCGGCGTCCAGTTGATGTACGCCGGTCGCGCTGACCGCTTGCCAGCCTCCTCAATGAGCCAGTCGTACTTCGCCTGCTCAATGAGCAGCTCAGGGTAGTGCGTCTCTCGGCACTTCAACTCCAGGATGTAGTCAATGCGACCTATCGGCGTCTCGTAGAACGCCGTGCAGTCCCAACGGCTGAAGCCGTACTCCATCCGCTCAAGGTTTGGAACAGTCGTTCTCGCCAAGTGCGTGAGCAGTTGCTCCTCGTTCATCGTCGTCCTCCCTTCGCAATAATCTCGCCAATACTCATCACGCCGTTAGTAAGAGTCTTCTCTTCTCTACTCTTCTCTACTCTACTCTTCTCTAGCGCGTGACCAAACCGTGACTCAGCCACTTTTCCCGCACGAGCGCGTTGCTGACGTTGAGCCGACGTCGCGTCCACTTGCCATCGAGACCAGTTCGAGACAGCCACGACACCAGCCTGAGACACCTCTAGCAGCCCCTCGGCAATGAGTCGAGCCACTGCCCGATTGAGTCGCGGCCCGATGACTGCGGCGAGGTGTTGCCGGTCGCGGAACTCGCCACCCTTCCGCATCTCCTTTGCGATCTCCAGAATCGTGACGAACGCACGGAACTGCGTGTCAGTGAGACTGGCGATGATCGCGTCCTTGTGCGCTCCTGCTGACCACTTGATCCAAAGATTCATTGTGTCCTCCTCCTTCTCTGCCGCTTAGAACGGCAAGTCTTCTAGGTTCTGCGTGTCTTCTGGCACGAGCTTCGGCTTCGCTGGTGCAGGCGCCTGCGACGCGATGAACTTCTGGCTCGGCTTGTCCTTGCAGTACGAGCCGTCTGGGGTCTTGTGGCTCGCCGCCCAGAATGCGTTGTACGGCTTGCCGCTTGCCTTGCTCACGCCGCCTGGCTTCAAGGTCCAGAGTTCGCCGTGGCTGCACGTCTCGTCGCCGACGTTCTCGGCAAAGAGCATTGCCGCCTTCGCAGCGATTATTGCGTCGCTGGTAGCGTCGTCAGAATCAACGGAGAGGGGTGTAGGAGCCACGGAGAGGCGCGGAACCCTCGCAAGTGGTACTGGGACACCCTTTTCTGGCGAATAGAGGCTCCTGCCCACTCCTAGCTGCGCCGCGCACCTGCGGAGCGCATCACTGGCCGCAGACTTCAGCGGCTCGTCATCCTGAGCAGAGTTCGGGTAGCCGAAGTCCTGTCGGATCGTGGTCTTCCCACCGATCACGACGGCGAGTGAGCCGTGGACGACGTTTCGTGCGCCGTCTGCGACCTTCACCTCGAACTGCCAACCCTCAATGCCGAGGACGTCATCCAGCCGCTGCGCGACTGCTCGCGCGTCGGCGTAGGTGAACGTCATCCCTGCTCGCCCTGGTCGGTGCTTCAGGTCCTTCTCCTCGAATGGCGCGCAGAGCGCCTTGCTGATGTCGTTGCTCATAGTCCCTCCTCTGTCCTGAACTTGAAGACTCGCGCGCCGGGAACTTCCCGAGTCGCGGCTTCTACAACCTTCGGGTCAATCTTTGTGGCGACCTCCTTCCAGTCCGTCTTGAGCGACGGCTTGTTCTGCTTCCACGTTGCCGACCAGCCTTGACCTGCGATCCCAGCCTTCTCGCCGATGGACTCCTTGAGACTGATCGCAAGGTTCTGGAGTTCTTGGTCAAGCAACTTGGACTCGTACTGCTTCTCGGCGTAGAGCGCCGCAAGCCTGTCCAGAGAAGTGTCAGCCTGCGCCCACTCCTCGCTGGTCTGCGGTACCACCTGCGCCAGCGCGTCGCTGTCCTCGCCCTGCAAGGTTGGCGGCGTGTCTGTTGCGAGTAGGTTGCGGAACTCCACTGCCTTCGCGTAGAGCTGCGTCTGATAGTTCACGTCAGCCTCAACCCGCTCGATGCGGAAGACCAAACCACCGAGCAGGACTGCCACGTCGCACCACGGTGCGCCGGTGACGAACATCTGCCACTGCACTTGCGCCACCACCTCTGGCGGCACTGGGTGCAGGCTCCAGCGCGGTGAGGTGCTGGTCTTGATCTCCACCAAGCCCTCCTCGCCGACGATGGTGCGGTCGAGTGACGCCATCACCCACGGCAGTTCCTTGAGTCGGACGATGCCGTTGCTGCGGCGCAACTCGCGGCCAGTCTCCATCTCGTAGAACTCTGCGACTGCGTTCTCCAACAGGATGCCGCGCACCGCTGCCGGTCCAACTGGGTGAGGCTGGTACTTCCCTAGCTTCTCCGCCCAAAGTTGGAAGGGAGTTTTGTATGGATTCAGCCCCGCGATGACCGACACGTCGGTCGCCGTGATGCCGTCAGCCCGAAGTGCGAACCACTCAGGACTGCGCTGCTCTGCCTTGACGAACTCGTATTGCTTGCTCACTTGCCCTCCTTCTTTCTGTCCTTCTTGGCGAACCCTTCGCCCTTGTAAACCACCGCCGCTGGCGAATAGACCATCCGCATCCAGCGGCCGCACTTCTCGCAGCGCGGGTTGTAGACGTTCTGGATTGAATGCGTGTGTTCCTCCCGATGTCCGCAGTCGCCGCAGCGGTACTCGTAAACTGGCATTAGCCAAGCCACGCAAACAGGAACACGATGAACGCAAAGCCGTAGATGCCGATGGCAATGTCCATCAGCGCCTGCGATCTGCGCTTCTGCTCATCAAGCAGTGTCGTGCGGATTGCCACTCGCTTGTAGACCAGTGGCTGCGTCTTTCGGTTCAGCCTCATCGCATTGACCCCAGTGCCAAGAGCAGCACCATTGCTGCAACGAACGATACGACTGCGAGTGTGTCCAAGATCATTGTCTTCACTTTGCTGCCTCCTTCAACTGCTCAAGGGTGACTTCGCCGGCAGAGATGCGAGCGATCTCGCTCCACGCGATTGGCGCGTGTTCTGCAACTGGCTTCTCATTGCGCTTCGGACGAACGCCCAACTCAAAGATGAGCGATGGCAGTTCGGTCGAGTTAGGATCGCCGACCACGAAGACGGCGTGACCCTTGCGCTCGCTGCGGCTGACCCAGCCGTGTGTCGCGCTCATCAGCGCACCGCCACTGACTCGGCCGCGACAGTCTCAGCCAGTGCGTACTGGATGAAGTCGTGGCGCAGCTGAAGATTCGTGATCCGAACCTTGACGCTGCCGGTGTCGGCGACGGTCATCCCGCCGACCTTGTGAATGCGGACGACGATGCCGCGTGGAAGGAAGTGACCGTGCTTCGCTGGCACGCTCTTCATTGCGACGTACTTTCCGAGGTCCTTGATCATTTTGTCCTCCTCAGCAGGATCAGCCTTCTGGCTGGTTCCTCCCTGCTGTCACAATCCTAGAACGTGACGTCACGGCTTGTCAAGGGGGTAGCCTCCCAGACTGGAGGAGGTCAGTCTGGGAGGTCGCTGGCATAGCCAGCGGCGTCATCGTCCTCATCGAGCAGCTCTAGAACCACCTCTAGGCACGCTCGGCAGATAGCGTAGGACAGGACTGCAGAATAGCCGACCGTGAGGCTGACTTCCTGTTCGGCAAACCTCCACACCCTGCGAGTCTCCCCGCACGGCGTGCAGGCTCCTATGTCCTGCGGCCTCGGTGCCGGCGGACCTGCAAGGAACGGCACTAGCGCAAGCGGATTAGGTACTCGGCTGAGACCTCTCCATCGCCGTCAAAGAACATCAGCCACTGCCCTGGCTCGCCAGACGCGCCGACGACCTCCTGAGCGAAGCGGTTACTGCTCTCAAGCGACGGACTGCACCACGTCGTGATCTTGCCGTCGGCAAGGACGAGTCGCGCAGGCTGATGCCAGTGTCCGAACCAGAGATAGTCAAACGGCGCGACGCTCAAGCGCCAGCCGCTCGCCTTCTTTGCGACGCCGTACCACGGCATCCCAAGTCCACCCCTGAACTGATCGCCGTGAACGATCATCCCGATCTTGCCGCCTGGCAAGTCGAGCGTGTCGTACCAGTGCCGACCGCCAACGGTGAGGCTCTCCTTCCAGCTCACGCGCTTCTCGCTCAACACGAGTGAGCGCGCAATGTTGTAAAGAATCGCATCGCTGTTGCTTTCTGGCGAGTGATCCGAGTAGCGCCCCAAGCGTCCGTGGTTGCCGATTGCGCCGTAGACCTCGACCTGCGGGAAGAGTGCGGCCATCGCCCTGACGAACTGCGCCAGCATCTCCGCGCCTCGGAAGATTTGGACGTACAGACCGCCAGCCTCAACTTCGTAGGCTTGTCCTGGGAAGATGTTGCCGTCTGACTCCACGAGGTCGCCAGTGAGCAGAATCTTCACCGTGTCCACTGGGTGATCCTTGCGCTGAATCTCGACCACCCGCTGCACCTTCTCGGCGAGCAGGTTCAGCCGCTTGGCTGCGGTGTCAATGTCGTAGTCCACGCTCTTCTTGCCAAGCTGCCAGTCGCTCAGCTGCACGACGGCAACCTCGCGCTTGCCCTTGCGCTTGTCTGGCTTCGGTGCTGGAACGGCTGGAATCTTCATCCCGACCGCCGCATCCTTCGCGGCGCGGTAGACCGCCTCCACGAGTTCTTCGGTCTGTTGATCCTTCTTCGCAAGTGCGCGCAACGCACGCCGGTGCGCCGACTTCAGTTCGTTGAGTTCGTCCTCACGCTGAAACTCGATCAGGTCTTCTGGCATTTGCAGTCTCCTCTCCTGTGTCGCTGGATGTTCTGCTGCGCCCAGTGCTGGTTGCGAATCTCGCACCACTTCTGGATTGCCTTCGCCGTGATCTTCGCGGCTGCGAGTGCCTTGTCGAGCGATTGCCGATCAGCCTCGCTTATGTCAAGCAACTGATAGCCGCAGAGTGGCCCTTTGTAGCCACCCTGCAGCGTCAGAAACTCGTCTAGGTCCTCCATTGCAACCTCCTACTTGCGGCGCGACTACACGCCGCTCTGCCGAGAGTGAAGTCTCCTCAGGCTTGTGTCAAGACCTTACTTCTTGCCGCCGATGCCGTAGTCGCTCTGGCTTGGGTCGAGCGCCTTGACCAGTACGGCCAAGCCTGACGCCAGACCAGCCGACAGGACGGTTCGGAAGTCGCCGCCAGTGATGTCGAGCAGCGGGATGCCGAGTCCGAGTGCGACTGAGATTGAGACCGTCAGGAAGGTGCGAACTGCGTCAAGCACCATCTCGTCAAGTTTGCTCGCGTCAAGAATCTTCTGAACCTTGTTCATTGTCTTTCCTTTCACTTCTTCGTCACGATGACGATGTGGCTTGCAGGCGAGCCTGGCTTGCCTGAAGCGATTGCCTTGAGTTCAGCCTCCGTGACCGGCACGGCGTACTGTTCCTTCGGTACACGCTCATCAAACGTAGGGTCAGCGAAGACCAGCGTCTGCGCCTCTGAATCATAGCCTGCGCTGGTGAGGTGTCCGTACCCTGCGGCGATCACCTTCGGGTCCTTCTTCTGCCAGTAGGACGCCCAGTTGCGATGCCATTTTGACAGCGCCTGCTTTGGGTAGCCGATCGGTGCCTGCACCCAGACGATGAGTGCGGCGCCAGCCTTCGCAGCTGCAACCGCCTCGGCGAAGGTATCAGCAGGCTTTGCCTTGCAGCCCAGTTCGCGGACGGTCTTCATCATCTCGCTCAGGCTTGAGCCGTTGTCGCTGACCCCTTGCTTCTCCTTGAAGCCAGTGGCGCGCTCCTTTGCCGCTACGCCGTCGGCTGCGCTGAAGTCAGGCGCGTAGCCGTTCACGAAGGCCGCAGCCGCAGCCGCGCTCGATGGTCCGCAATCGTCAAGGATTGCGCCGACCTTCTTCTGCGCCTCGGCGTCAGAGTAGAGCTGCGACTTGATGCGGTACTTCATTCGCCGATCTCTTCCTTGATGTGCGCGGCAAGTGCAAGACCAGCCGTCTGAAAGTCGAGTGCAGCACTGATCGGATGACCACAGGTGCAGCCCTCGCTGTAGTCGTTGCCATTGTCGGCGCGCTTCCAGAGCGTGCCGCCGAACGCGCTTGCGTCCTCGCTTGGCACAAGTGCCACCCACTCGCCTGGCGCGGTGTCAATGCGCGTCCAGCCCTGCTCCTTGAGTTCCCTGCGGTGATCTTCGGTTGTCATTCTTTCCACCTCAAGTATCCTGTTGCGATCCAGACGATTGTCATCAGGATGAACAGCGTTGCCATTGTGCTTTGCGTCTGACCCTCTGGCAGTACGACCACCGCGAAGAGCAGACCGAGGATCGTCCACGAGCCTCCGACTAGATCGTTGATGATGTTCCTAAGCACGGCGACCACCCTTTCGGCTTGGCGTATTTCCATTGCCTCCTGCTGGTCCGCCGCCGCCAATGTTAGCAGCCGCTCGTGCGGCATTTGACGCTGCGGCAGCCACACTTGCAACTTGGCTGGCAATGATTGCGACGGCAACCGGCTGCGCTTCTTCCTTCTCAATCGGGTCAAGGTCTTTGCCGATCTCTGTGATGGCCGCTATGTTGGCGAACACTTCGCCGACCGCCTCAACCGCAGCTCCTACAACTGGCAGAGCGGGTTCGGGTTCAGGAGTAGGTAAAGGAGTGGGATCAGGAGATACGGAAGGAGATGGCGGAACTTCTGTTGGTGCAGGCGTTGGCTCTGGCGTTGGTTCTGGCGTTGGTTCATTGGTCACCTCAGGACTTGGCTCCTCCGTTGGTGTTGGTTCTGGGGTTGGTTCGGGTGTTGGTTCTGGAGTTGGCTCAGGAGTCGGCTGCGGCGTTGGCTCAGGCGTTCGGGTTGGCGTAGGTTCAGGGGTAGGCGTCGGCGTCGGCTCTACAGAAGGCTCTGGCGTAGGGGTAGGAGCCACGCTAGGGCTGGGTGAAGGCTCTTCTGGTGTCTGGGTAGGGGTCGGCTCAGGAGTCGGTAGAACGGACGGAATCGCGGTAGGGACAACCGTCGGCGGGGTCGGGTCAAGGAGCAGCGCAGCCGTCGTCAGGAGTTGGTAGTGACCGCCGACAGGGAAGGGGTCCTGCGGCCACATACACGATCCGTCGCGGCAGGTGAAGCGACCGGCACGCAGCCGATAGACGCCAGCCTCCAGCTGCACGGTGATGAATGAGTGATAGGACTGACCATTGGTGCGAGGGTCGTCGTCATTGGAAGTTAGCAGCCCGCCGTCAGCGGCATACAGCCAGAGTGCAGAGTCCGTGAAGTTGCCGCCTTGCTGCGGCGCGGCGCACCAGAAGGCTGTGGTGTTGTCGCAGAGATCAGTCTCAGCGGTGAAGGTAGACGGCTGCTCGATCACGACGAAGTAGTCGCCAGTCTGGGTCACGAGCGTGCTGTAGGGATACTCGGTGCCGTCGTAGCCCTCGGCTCCGCGAACGACAGCGAACGGCACGAAGGAGACCCAAAGGAGCAGGAGCGCGGCGAGCCTCACTTGCCGGCTTGCGATTGGAAGTACGCCAGAAGCGTCCCGATTCCTCCTACGCCAAGCAGCGCGCCAAGCGCCTTCAAGACGGTCAAGCCGCCTTTCATCTGGTCAATCTCGGACTGAAGTCGGTCAATCTTTGCTGACTGCGCGTCTAGTCGGTCAATGATCGCATCAACTTGGGAGCGGGTCATCAGGTGGCTCCGTGGCTTCAGGCTCAGGCAGAACCTCGGACTCGCCTTCTACGATTTCGGGCGTTGGCTCTGGCTGTGGCGGCTCTGTGAATACGCCGTCAGTATACGCCCCGCCGATCCACGCACTCGTGCCTTGCTCCACCTCAATGATTGCAGTCGCGCCGAACAGAGTGGCGTAGTCGCGCAGGAACTGCGCTTGCTGCGCTGGGCTGAGCACGCCAGCAATGACCTGCACCACGATGCCATCTTGGTTGATGAAGGCGTATTTCATTATGCGATGTACGCCACAATGAGGTAGCCGTCGCCACCATTGCCGCCGTTGCCTCCGATTGCGGTTCCCGATGAGTTGGTGTACGCCGTGGTTCCAGCGGCTGAGGTCGCGCTGTTGCCCCATAGCGCCTTGCCGCCACCACCGCCACCTGACCCGCTATTTGCTGAAGCGTTGCCACCGTTGCCACCTGCGGCAGAGATTCCTGTCCCCGCGGTCGTGCTAATCCAGAAACAACCGCCGCCGCCACCGCCCCCTGCTGTCTGCACCGCACTTCCTGCGTAATAAGTGGCCGTTCCAGTCGGAAGCGTGCTTCCGACATAGGAATAGCCACCGCCGGTGTCAATACGATTTCCACCGCCGTTGCCGCCCATACAAAGCCCGATGCCAGCAGGTCCTGCCGTCCCTCCCAAAGTCCTCACCCCACCGCGCGCCGTGATTTTGCCACCAACCGTTGCGCCATCGGCTGTTCCGTTTGCCCCATTACTGCCAGCAACAGCAAATGAAGCCTGGTACGGCAACGATGTGAATCCACTTGTCGTTAGCGTTGAGTTTGATAGATAACTTGCGGTGCCTGTCGTGGTAGCGGTGGAAGTCACCACCGTACTTGGGAACGGCACGGTCGTTGTGACGGTTCCAGATGCAGCCGCACCGCCAGAAGCGGCTGTAGTAGCGCAGACTAAATACGAGCCAAAGGTCGTGTTGCCACCGATACCACCCGCCGCTCCATCAACGTTTATCGTTGAAGTGGTGACGCCGACCGCTTTTGTTGCAGTGCCTCCCGCACCTCCCGCACCGCCTGCGCCAATGCCAACGCTGACCGTAGAAACATCTCCGACGTACAGGTCGCGGAGAAGGCCATAGGCTCCCGGCTGACCTCCATTGCTTGGGCTTTCCGAGATACCTGCGCGAGTGATTCTGCCCTCGCCTCCAACGCCGCCGTTGCCGCCAGAATAACCAGCCACTGCCACTAGATACTCAACGCCTGTAGGTCGCGTCCAAGTTCCGCTCGACGTGAACGCTTCGGTCACGAGGAAAGATTGCGAGCCTCCGCCGCCGGGCGTACTGGTTGCCAAAATCAGACTTTTGATCGTTGCCTTCGCAGAACCAGTGACCGCCGCTGTTGCCGTCATCTTGAAAGAAAGGTCAACATACTGCGCGGCTGAGTTGATCGCCGAGCCGCCTGGAGTCGTCGTTCCAGAGATGCTTGTCCACGTGCCGGTATCAAGTGCCGTGCCAATGACCGCCGTGCTGAGCGCGGTATCGGTTGCGTCGTAATAAATCGCCGTGAGTGTCAGATTCCACTGAGATGCAGTCCCGCCAGCCGTGCCGCTCTTACTGATGACCGAGAGCGCCTTCTGGCGAAGCGCAAGATTGTCGTCCGTCAGCAGGTAGGAGCGCGTTGTCAGCGTTAGCGTTGAGTCGATCGCGGCAGTGCCAGGGTTCAACTCAATGCCATAAGTCAATGTCGTTTCGTCAAAAACCGACGTTGCAGTCATTTCGTCCTCGCTTGCATTGTCAATGCTCCAGAATGGCAACGGATTTGATTGCTGCTCAATTGGCGAATCTGGAGATGGCGGCAAAAGATTGAAGTTTGGATTCGCGATCCCATAGAGCGCCTGTGCGATGGCAGAGGCACCTAGCGGCGAATCGCCAAATCCAGTGCTGCTACTAACCACAGCATTGCCGAGATCGTCAGTCACGCCAGTAATGGATTGAGAAATGATGTCTCTTGTCGATCCGACTTGGCTCATCCTACGTTCCTTTCAAGGAGTGACACGAGGTCACTTTGCAGGCGTCTATTGAATGTGATTGTGATGATTTGGTTGTACGAACCAGGTTCAAGACTCCAATCAACCTGCTCAACGCGATACAAACCACTCAGCCCTAGTTCCGCAGAAGTGACGCTCACCCATTGTCCAGGCTGCCACGAGTTTACCAACGCGAATGTCGCAGCTCCAGTTTGAGCGTACCCAGCGGAAAAACCATTTGCGTTGAAGGATTGCTCTCCCGAACCGCGCAGCGTGAACTGACCAGAAAGCAGCGGCTTATGCCGATCAAGGAAATAGTATTTCGCCGCCTCTAGCGTCTGCGTTGCGGCGTCTTTTGATGCCGTTGGGTAATCCACGCTGTCGTCAAAAATCGGCGCGCCAGGTCGCTCTGGATAGCCAGCAGAAATGTAGCTCTGCACAACTGGAGGAGCAGAACCAGTACTGGCCGCGTTGAACACCATTGCCTTTACGGTATCGTGCTCCCAATTCACCGACAGCTCGTATGGCGCAATTGTTGCCGCAGCGCTTGTCGTATTCGGGTCTCCTGCGCCAGTCGTAATAATCTTCAACGGAGCCGTGGCGTAGGTAGGCGCAGCAGATGAATCCGCAAGTCTCCAGTTCAATCTTCCCGCCTGGTCGATGTAATACCGACGCTGTTTTTGATCTAAGCCAGAAAAAAGTTCTACGAGAGAATCAAGCGCAGATCGCAACGACGATGTAGGCAGCGTAGTTGCAACCCGCGTATGTTGAATACCAGAACCCACAATTTGCGACGTATCGGTTGTGTCAATGAGACGCAGCACCGCCTGATCATCGCTCTTGTAATCGCTTACCGTGCCGAGCACAGCAGTGACCGCAGATACTTCTGTTGACCCACTAGAGATGGTGATCTCATTGACACTGGTGCTTCGTCGAGGACGAATTGTCGGATTCCCTTTGATCTCGGCGGTCGTTATAACGAAGGAAGGCACTGGCTTTGGCAGTCCGGCGGGAAGTTCGATGCGGAAGGTACTTGCTCCTCTTGATTGAATTTGACGCCCAGAGAATGTTCCATTTATAAAGTTCTGAGCTGTTGCATCAGTAGACGTCACGCCTTTGATTGCGAAAGTCATTGACGTGTTTGCCAGATCCAAGCCGTGATTGGATACGGTCAGATCAACGGCATTTTGCCGCTTTGAGGAAAAAGCAGCGGCCGTAATTGCAGTCCACGTATTGCCGCTTGCAGCAGAGCCAGCGTTGTTGTATGTGAACGTGCGCGATGACGGTACGCTAGCGATTGTAAATGTGCCATTGAATGATGTGCCGTTGCCTCCGATGACACCGCTGATTTCAACCTTCTGTCCGACACTAAAGTTGTGAACCGAGTTTGTCGTGACGGTGGTCACGTTTGAGACTCGCTCAAAGCCTCCAGTCACTGCCACCGTTCTAGAACGACTGGTGCCTCCGAACACCATCAGACGCTCAAGGAGCGCGTTGGGGTCGTCAAAGTCCACGTCTGAGGTTGTCCCTTGCCCAGACCCGCTCATCTTCGCTCGAACGTTCGAGAGCGCGCCGACGAAGCGTACGTCGCTCTTGTTAGCGGCTGGCGTCTGTCCAGATGCCTTCTCTACGAGCCTGACGCGCGTCTGATCAGGGACGAGCAGATACCACGGACCCTCCGCCGGCGTGTTGTCCTGGTTGATTGTGAAGCCGAAACTGACGCCAGCACCGTCACCGGCTGCGGCCATCTGCAGGCTCTCCAGCGGCACGTAGAGCGCGGTCTCGCGCGCAGTGCCACTGTAGTCAAGCAGCGGCGTCATCAGGTCGTACGAGATGAAGGCGCCTGAAAGAGCAGCGGTCCCAGCCGACCCTGCCGAGGTGTAGGTGAAGGTCGTTCCTGAGGTCACCGTCACGCTGTAGACGCCAGCCATCGAGGTGCCAGCGGTTCCCAGAGTGCCGTCAATCTGGATGTAGGCGCCAGTGGAGATTGCGTGCGGCGAGGAGGTCGTGACCGTGACCGTTGAACTGACGCGAACCGCCGAGGCGACTGGTGCTAGGTCAAGCCAGAGTTGGAATGGTGCGGTCGCCATTTACGGAGTCCGCTTTGATCCGCGCGCCTTTGCTGCTCGCCCCAGTTGCGTGTTCACGCTTGAGGTGGCGTCGCGTCCTAGCGTGATCGAGTTATTCACCTGCAGATACGAAGAGCCGCCTCCTCCTCCGCCGCCTCCGCCCCTCATCGGCGTTCCTGTCGCTCGTGAGCCTCCGCTGTAGCCTGCGCCGGCAGCAGCCCTGTCAAGTTTCTGCAACTTGGGTCCGCCTCCGATTCCGATGAACTTCAGCCCAGCAACGATGGCGTCAATCACAATCTTGATTGCCTGCAAAGCAAGCTTCAGGGGAGTCAGCGCAATGGTCAAGACGTTGATTGAGTCGTCACCAGTATCAAAGATGGCAAAGAGTTCGCTGAAGGAATCAAAGAGTGGTCGGACATAGTTGTCCAAGATGTCGGTGAAGATAGGTCCGAGGTCTTCCATCAGCTGCTCAAAGGCAGGCAGAGCCGTCTCGGTCAAGAAGGCAAGGGCCTCATTGACCACTGGCAGCAACTTGTAGCCGAAGTTCTCAATCGCCTCGTTGAAGCGAATCTGCGCTGCGGCGAACTTGCCACTCGTGCTGTTGGCGACTTCCTCAGCCACGCCGAGATACTTCTCGTCAGCGGCCCGCAGGATGTCCTTGAGCTTGGCGCCTTTCTCAACCTGGATGCCGAGCTGCATCAACCCGCGCGTGCTTCCCAGCGCGCCTCGTCCGATGGCGAGCATCACGGTGCTAAGGTCCTTGCCGGTTGCTGCGGCAATGTTTGCAGCGACGGCGTTTGCCCTGAGCAGATTCTCCTGGTTCTTGAAGAATCGGCTTCCGATTTCTAGTCCATCTCGCACCTGGTCGTCCGTGAAGCCGAGGCGAGCCATCGCCTTGATCTGCTCCTCAATCTTTGGCGAGAGTTGATCCATCTGATAGCCGCGCGCTTGAAGTGCTGCGGTGAGCCTGATCGTCTGCTTCTCATCGTCTGCCGCAGCCTTGACTGCGCTGGCTGCGAAGGCTACCAGTGCTGCACCGGCTGCCAGCGCAGCTGCGCCGATTGCCCTGAATGCTGTGCCAGCGACTCCTTGAAGTCGGCCCATCGCCTTGCCGATGTTGCCCATCGGCTTAGTCGCGGCGTCCTTTGCCGCGATGACGAAGTTCGCTGAACGGTCAGACCCGAATGCCATTGCTCACCTTCTCTTGAACCGCAGGATGGTCCTACGGAATGCGTCGTTGTTGAAGAATGATTCTACCGTCTTCGCCATCGCTTCCATCGCGGTCTTCTGGTGCGCTTCGTTCTTGGAGACGCGCGTGACGAATGGGTTGGCTGGAACTGCCTTGACTGCCTTCGCTCCGTTCTTGGTCTGGCGCACGCCGCTGATCCCAGAGGTCACGAACCAGCGATACCACGCTCCACCACTACCACCGTCTCGGCTTCGTCCAGCCCTCGGACCGACCACCGCAGCCGGTGTGCCGAAGCGCGCGCGGCGTGCCGTGACCGACTTGCGGAGTCTGCCTGGCGACTTCGTGGTCTTGCCGACTGGAGCCTCGGCTCGCATTGGCTTGACCATCGTGCGCGCAGCGTTCAGCGTGGCGATGCTCAGGAGGCGCTTGTAGGCGCCAGGGTTCGCCCCTTCGAGGAAGCCGAGCTGCAACGCCTTGTAGTTCGAGTCCACGTTGAAGGAGATTGTCAGTCGGTCAAGCGAGTTAGCGGCCACTGTTCTCCTTTGGCTGAAGGTCGGACATTAGCGCCAGTGTACGAGTGAAGTCTCCTGCGTCCCACTCCAGAACCTCGTGCGGTGGGATGTGGAACTTCTCACCGATCAGGTGCGCTGCGATGAGTGGATGCGGCGAGAGAGTCCGACCCGCCGCCAGCCGCTGGGCGTCGAGCCTTATCGAGGGGGGAGTGCTGCTACCGCGTCGCTCCACTTCGTGATCGCGTCGCTGAGTGCGTCCATTGGTGCGTCAAGCACGTCTGCCGCTGGTGCGCCATCGTCTGTCAGGAAGTTGTGCGTGATCACGAGCTTCTGCAGTGCGTTCAGTGCGCGCTCGGCGCTGCCGCTTTGCAACTCAATGAAGACGCGAGCAGGAACGCCCTCTGCCTTCATCGTGGCTGTCCAGCCGTCAAACGGCGCGGACAGGGTGATCTCAACGGTGCGGAACTGTGGCTTACTCTGGCTCATCTAGCCTCCTCCTCTGCTACTAGGTTGAACTTACGGCAACGCCGCCAAGTCGCTATTCACGACGATGCGAAGGCTCTTCGCGCTCACCGTGTCGTAGACGAGCGTTCCAGTCACGGCCATCGTGGTCAGACCATCTTCGGCGCCAGCCATCTGCTGGACTTCCGTTGGGACGATCATCGCAAGGATGTGTGCCGAGTAGGTGCCGTTGCTCCACGTCAGTCGCACGCCCTTCGGGGTCGCTGCCTTGTATGCGTCGTACCACGTTGAGACTGCGCTCGCCGTGCTGCTCACCGTCATCGTCAGCGTGCCGCTGAATGGGTTGCTCTCGGCGTGCGTGCTGAACACGGTCGTGCCTGCAAGGTACGACTGGCGCGTGATGCCTGCGTTGAACTCCAGTGAGAAGTCGAGCAGGTATTCGTATGCCGTTCCGTCAGCCGTGCCTGGGAAGGTGCTGCCGTGCTGGAAGGCGTTCCAGAGGCGTCCTGCCATAAACGGCGAGGTTGGCGTGCCTTCGGCAAGCGTCGCGCTGTTCTTGGCGATCTGCTGCGCGAAGAGGTTAGCGCTCAGGTTCGTCAGTCCGTTGCGGTCTGCCGCAATCGTGATTGACTCAGCCAAGCAGTAGTTCGCGGCGTATGCCTGCGTGCCGTCGGTTGCGATCAACGTGTAGGAAGTCGGCGAGTTCGCCGCTGTCATCGAGTAGTCGTAGTCCCACTCGTATGGCGCAGCTGTTCCTGAAGGTGTATCGGTGCGCGTCATTGAGAGCCAGAGTGGAAGTTCGCCGACGCTCACGGCAGGGACGGTCGCGCTGAGTGTTGGCTCAACGGAGACGATCGTGCCGGTGGAGCCGATGAGCGGGTTGCGAAGTGCAACGGATCGCTCGGTTCCAAGTTCAATCGTTGTGCCTTCGGAGATGACGCCAGTTGGCGTCACGAGCAGCTTGCGGCCGCCGCTGGTCAGCGTTGGAATGGTTCCAGGCGTAGTCTCCTTGAAGGCGACCAGTTTGCTGAACAGTACGTTCCCTGCGGATGCGGCTGGCATTAGTCGTTCTCCTTGTCTTCAGCCGCAGTCGCGGCACGCTTGGCGATTCCTGCTGCGATCCAAGCCTCTGCCTGAACCACAGGTGCGCTGATGATACTACCGTCGGCAGGCAGACCAGCCACGAACTCTCCCTGTGGGATTGAGCCTGGCACGAACTGCACGTCAATGTGGCTGATCACTGGGTAGCTCAGAGGCTTCTTGAGGTCAGGCACTGGTTGCGATTGCCTCCACGCTTGAGACTTCAACCGTTGCGGTGATCGTCAGGAAGTCCGCATCGCCCCACGTGTCGGTGCCGATGTTGGTGGAGGTCACGCTTGCCTGCGCCACGGCGTCCGTGCCATCGAGCGTCACGCCGTCAATCAGGCTGTCGCGCAGCCAAGTGCGCCACGTCATCAGGTCCGCATACTTGCGGCCGAGGTCAGCCTGCGGCTGGATGTAGATGACCACGTTCAGCGTCAGCGCGATCTGCCGGTTGCTTGCGCCGTAGCCGATGGAGTCATCGCCTGGGATGATCACCGCCGCTGGGACGACCGCAAGATTGTCAGGTGGGAAGGCGTGAACGGTGCGAAGCACGTAGCCAGTTGGTGGCGTCTTCGCGGTCAGGTGCGCGGCGAGTCCACCGATGATCGTCCGGTCGTCAAAGCTCATCGAGCCAGACCTTCACGCCTTCGGTATGCCTCAAGCAGCACTTGCGCTTCAGGGTGAAGCGCACGCGACTGGCGAAGGATGCCGCCGAGGTCTTGCGAGCCGATCACGCCGAACGGCGAGGTGCGCGAGGACCACACTGCGCCGGCTTGAATGATTGCTGCCTGCTTGACGGCGCTTGGCACTGCTGGCCATCCGAAGACGCCGACCACCTTGACGCCGCGATAGACGTCGCGCGGGAAGTTGCGCGGCCACGTCACGGACACGTCAATCTCGTTATAAGGGAAGCCCTCAAGCGCAGCGTTGGCTGGCGCGAGGTTGTAGTCCGTGTTCACCGTCCACGTGGTTTCGTAGGTGCCGTTGGCATCGTCGTCTGTCGTCAGCGTTGTAAGGCTCACAAGATCGTCAATCAGGACGTACTGATAGTCGGTCGCGGTGTAGTAGCGCGTCTCGGTCGCCGTGCCGAAGCCGTTCTTGCGGTCGGTGTAGAGGTCGATCAGCGCATCGGTTGCATCAAGTACTGACTGCAGCGCGGTGTCATCGGTGACGTCGGCAGTGCCGATCCCGATGGCGCTCTTGAACTCTGCGAGCGTTGCGTAGGACATTTAGCGGCCTCCGATTTGTAGGACGTACAGGGTGTGTGTCCCTGAGTCGGTGACAGCATACAACTGCACCCGCTCAGGAACGTTGATTGTCAGGGTGCTGCCACTGTGCAGCGCAAGTCCAGTGGAGATGGTGACGCCCAGCGGTCCGATGAAGATGTCGTGGTCCCCTGGCGTGTCCGCGTGCAGAACAAAGGTCGAGCCTGGGACCAGCCCCTCACCGACGGCAACGGCTGCCGTGCCGACCGTGACCTGCCTGCTGCTGATGCGCTGCTCGCTCACTCGCTTTTGCCCTTCTCCCGCTCTCTGGCGGGCGCTCGCTTGATTGTGGCTGTATTGCCCCACCTTACGACGATGGCGCGCTCTACGAGGCTGGGATGTGCCTCTACGTTGATTCTAGGAGACCCCTTCGCAGCCAGTTTCTTGATCTTGTGCCAGATGCTCATTCTGCCCTCCCTCTAATGCAACAGGGAGCCGAGCCGAAGCCCGACTCCCTGCCGCTCAACCTAGTGTCTAACGGATTAGACGTTGGCTGACTTGTACGACTTGACCGCTGAAGCCTGTGACAGCCCAGTGGCGCCGCGCACCTGAACCTTGTAGGAGATGAGGCCGAGGTTCCACGCGAACTCGCGGGAGACTTCAACCTGCACCCCGCCCACGAGGACGGTGTAGATCTGTCCGAGGTCACCGAACAGGATTGCGCCTGCAGTGTCATCGGTCAGGTCAATAAGTGCTGCACTGTAGATCGGTGCTCCGAGGAGTCGATCTGGAGTGTTCGCATCGCCTGGTCGGAAGATTGGCTGTCCAGCCGTATCCACGAGACCAGTCACAACGCCGAGCGTCGTGTCGTTCATCAACCAGCCAGCCTTTGGTGCGCGTCGGTACGCCTGGTTCACAGACGCCTTCAGCTTCGCAAGGTCGGTGAAGGTTGGGTTGATTGACACCGTGCCGGAGCCAGTTGCGCCAATCGTAGCCTGAGCCGCGACTGCCGTACCAGCAAATGCACCGTGAGCAACTGCGACTTCGGCGCCGCACTTGTCGGCGATCATCGCGGATAGGTCGAACGCCGCATCAGTTGCGAGCTCTTCCGTCACCTGAATAATCGTCGCGTACTTGACTGGTGTGAGGGACAGCGCGCTGAGCGTTCCGTCCGACTCGCCGATCGTGCCAGCCTCAGCAACCGATCCAGCGGTTCCAAGAGCCGTGACTCGTGGGAACTGGATGTTGTTGCCGGTGCGAACACCTGCACGCCGCCGTTGCGGGCAAGTGCGCGGAGTTCGTCGTTCGAGCCTTCGGTTTTCTCAACCTTCGGAGCGATTGCCGTGGCGTACTCGGCGCGAACTGCATCAGCAGCGCTTCGTGCTTCCGTGGCTTCCTTCTCTGAGCGGATTGCGGCCGCAACGGTTGCAGCCTCCGAAGTAAGTTTCTCAAAGCGAGCCTGTGACTCGCCCTCAAGCGCTTCGCCCTTCTCGGCGAGCTCGGTCACGATGGACTGAGCCTCGGTCAGAAGGTTGGCACGCTTCTCGTGCAACTTTCGTGCGTCTGACATTTCTGTCTCCTTGTCTTGATTGGTTTCCACAATGTTGCGGCTCGCCTAGCGGGATGACCTGATCGCGGGCTTGCGTACTAGCGCAGCGGGGCGGGGTCTCGTGGCTTTTAGAGCGATTCTGATTCCATCTCGGCGAGCAGCAACTTGGCGCGAGCGATGGATGGGTCCACCCCTGTGCGCTTCGGAGCCAACTTCTCCGTGACGGTTTCAATCACCTCGACATCCTCTTCGGTCAGCGGTTGCGCCGACTTCAAGGACTCGATGGCTGAGATAAGCCGGTCGCCGTCTACGCCCATTCGGGACGCGACTTTGCGAACGGAGGTCAAGCCCAGCGTCGCTGGGTAGGCGGGAGTCTGTCCTGCGGAGAGGACGCTCACCTCGAATAGATTCACTTCGCGCAGCGTGCGCTCATCCTCGTTCCACTCATCGCCGTTCTTTGGGATGGTGAAGCCGAAGGACATACCCATCGCCAACGCCTCGTGCGTCAGCTTGGAGATGACGCCAGCGGCGTCTGGATCGGCTGGGTCAAGGCGAGCCTCAACCTTCAAGCCGCGCTCGTCTTCGGTCAGCGTGAGGCGGCCGCTCGCGGTCGTGGCGAGTGCGCGCGTCTCGTCGTGTCCGAATAGGAAGGAGACAATCTTCTTGCCGTCAGCAACGCGCGAGAGCGTGCGTCGGAAGGCGCCTGGAGCGATGACCTCGGTGAACGGAAGTCCAGCCGACGGTGCGCCAAAGAGCGCGGCGTAGCCCATTCTCTGCTGTGGGATCAACGCCCCAAAGATAGGCGGCCACGGCACCTGGTCCTGGGAACGATTCGTCGTCCGAGTTGCTGTTGCGTGGTACGCCTTCCCAGTCGCCACGGTGTCGCAGAATCCACGCGCGCATCCGCGTCACCTTGTCATCCTCGACTTGTCCAGCGCGCAGCTGCCGCGCCTCTTCAACGGTCTGCTCGGTCAAGCCCTCGCCAGCGAAGCCGTTGCGCTCGTAGGTCAGACCCTTCTCGGCCGCCTCTTGGATGTATTGCGGCACGTCAATCAGGACGCGCACTTGGTCATCTTCCTCGCCGCCATCGTCAGGCTGCCAGGCGTTGCAGTAGTAGGCGCCACTCACATAGTCGTCCCACTTCTCGCAGTACGCCTTGTCGCCCTCAATCTTGGCTTCGTTGTAGAAGACGCAGTTGCCGCAGGCGCGGCCTTCTGGCACGTCAGGAGAGAGTGCAGGTCGGTAGTTATCAGGCAGGACGCGCGCGGCTGAATACTCGCCGCCTGGCTCAATGCCTTCGCCGAGCGAGACGGCAACCATCTGCGCGAGCGCATCTTCTTTGCTGTCGTGGCAGCCGATGACCTCGCCGTCCTCCTTGACGGTCGCCCAGCCGTTGCAGTCTGGGGACTGATCGGTGACGAAGTACGGCATTACTCTGTCGGCTCCGTGTCGCCAAGTGTGCCGATGTTCAGCGGCTTCCAGAACTCTGCGCCACCGTCCACTGGCGAGCGATCTTCAAGCGCACGAACTTCGTTCACGGACAGGAAACCGTTGTTCAGCGCGGTGGAGTAGGCGTTGTAGCGTTCCTGCGTGGTCGCGCGCAGCAAGCCGTCTAGCGTGAACTTCAAGAAGGTCTGCTCGGCTCCTGGCACGATGCGCTGGAATGATGCCTCAAGGCGCGCGATCATTGGTCCGAGTCCGAGGCGCAGCCACTCAATGCCGATCAACTCGACCGAGGCGTATGAGGTGTTGCCGCCTGGGTACTGGAGCAGATGGAGCGGCACGCCGTAGATGCGCGCGATGGCTTCCACGCCGTAGTGCATCGTCTCCACGAGCTGCAGGTCGCTGATCTTTGCGCCGAGCTGGAGATAGTCTGCGCCGCCAGTTAGCACGGCCACTCGCCACGCCTTGTCCACGCCACCGTGTCGGCGACCGAAGCCAGTGCGGAGTGCCTCTGCCTGATCCTGCGTCAACTCGCCTGGAACCTTGATCAGACCGCCGACGCTTGCGTTGTTCTCGTAGAACTTCGCGCTGAAGATTTGCGTCGCGCTTGCAAGTCCGAGCGTCACCTTGTGATGCTCAATCGGTGACAACCCGCGATGGTTCTCGCCAGTGGCGAAGAGCGGGATGTGGATGATCTCTGCGGTTGTCAGTGTGATCGCGCCTTCGGTGGTCTCGATGTGATACATCGGCTCGCCGAACTCGCCGCTCCTGATCTCCACCTTCTGCGGATCAAGGACGCGGGTCTCAATCACATTGTCGGATGAGTCGCGCAAGCAAAGGATGAAGGCGTTGCCGTCTAGCAGCAGCGAGGTCACGACGCGATGCTTGAACTCAAAGGATGTGAAGTTCGGGTTGTTCGGGATCGGCGTGTCCATCCATCGCGGACGCGGACGGTAAGGTCGGCGCGTTCCGTCAATGCGGATGTAGGTGTCCCACGGAAGTCCAGCGATCGTGTCGGCGTAGAGCTTGACTGCGGCGTAGACCGCGCCAATGCTCGTCGCGTTCTCTTGGTTCACCAGCACACCGGCTGCGCCGCTCTGTGCCTCCTGCACAACCCACTGGCCGCCGATGAATCGTTCCTCTTGTGGCTGTTGGCGTCCGAGGACGCGATCAAGGATTCCCATTCGTCTCCCTACAACTCAATCCACTTGACCTCAGCCTTCGGCTTCGGCGCTGGTGCGTTGCCTAGTGTACCCGCTCGGCTGTGTGCCATCAACGCAGCGACAAGAAGGTCGATGCGCTTCAGGCTGGTCTTGGATTCTTTCTTGACCATCAAGCCGTTGCGTGAATAGTACGGCGTGGCATTGCCTGCGTGTCGTGCCAGACTCGGATCGCCGTCGTGCTTCACTCTGCCGTTGACGACGGCATCGTAGAACGCAGCTGTGGCTGG